GGATTGTTGTGCCCGCGGCAAAACCAAATATCTGCGTCTGAACTGCTGCCGAAGCAGGGAACGAGCAAACGTCTTGGTTGTTTAGAACAATATTTGGCGCGGAGGCGGTTGGGGGTGTCCTGTCAATAGTCGTCGTGCCGGTGACCGTGGACGTGATCGTGTTAGTGCCGGAGCTTTGTCCAAACGCGGAAGCTGCGACAAGGCACAGACAAAGTGAAAAAAGTATTCGCACAAGCAACCAGCACCCTAAACTACTTTGCCACGCCTTTTTTAGCTGTTCTTGCAGCTTGTGCAAATGCTTTGTTTGTTGGAGCCCCTTTGGCACCTTTTCTACGCATTTTCTCATTTGAACCCGCAGCTATCCTGTTACGCTTCGCATGAATGTTTGAATATAAGCCGTTTTGAGCCTTAGCCATAGCCTTTCCTCCCAAAATTAATAATCAATTTTAAACTGCCCTTGCAATCCTTCATCGGCAGCGCCGTTCACGGACCAGATTTTTATAGTAACCTTGGTTGATCCGAAATTAGTTTTAATGCTGAAGGACTTGCTTTGTCCTGTTGGCACATCGTCGTATTCTTTTTTCCACCCCTGACTTGAGCTTACCTTAACGCTCCAAGTGCCATCGGGAGAGATAATAGTCCCGCTTACATTGACCGTAGTTCCGACCGTCGCGTAACTCTTACTTTTTTCCCATTCCCCGCTGCTATCAAGCGTGAAGCTCATCGTATCCGAACTACCGTCGCGGATTAAATTGTCTGGCAACTCATCTTTCCACGAAATCATAACCACACTTCTTCACTTTTTATTCATCCATGCCGTAACGCCCATATAAGCACCTACAACCCCTGCTTGGGCAATATAAAACAACCCCAGTAAATCGCTTAACGCAGTAACACGGGTATCTGGAATAATTGGAGTAAATAGCAAAGTGGTCCCTATAATCATAGAGGCCATAGCAACCCAAGCCATTTGTTTTTGCGCTTCACTTTTTTCTTCACGAAGCTCTAGTTCAATTAGTTCCTGATGCCGTTTGATTTCTTCGTCACTTACAGTGCCGTCGTTATTAATATCATATTTGGCGTATATGGATTCAGGATCTAACTTTTTTGGAGTCATCTTTCTTTTCCGCTTCGCCCGAAATTGAAACCTTTTTCAAGCTGCATCGATATCTTCCCCTGGAGTATAGCCCTCGCGAATCTTTTTAAGTTCCCTTAAAACTTCTTCCTTACTCATGGAGTCTATGGAACCGTGACGCACTTCCGACTTACTCACGTAAATCTCACCATGTGCCAGACCACGGGCTTTCTCTGCCTGTACCGCAGCAGAATACGCGCCGTTTTCAAGTGCTGTATCACGAATATTCTGCATGTCACGAAGGTGCCGCTTATACGTTACACCATATTTTTTATCCAATTCATCACGGTATTTTTTGATGGCTAATACGACATGCGGGGACTTTTTAGTGCTTAACAACTCGGATGCGCGACAAGTTGCACTGCGCTCGGGATATCCTGCCTCAATAGCGGCATCTTTTCCCGTTATTTGGCCGTCCTTAGACACATACGCTTTGACAAACAATTCTTGTCTTCGCGTCAACTTTCTTTCTTCCACCGGGACACGGGGCCTTCCACTTCTTTTTTTGGGAATTTTACGTTCCGGATCAGGGAGAACATAACGTCCTTTAAAGCCCATTTAACAACTCCTGTAGCTACCGCCTCTTTCCGCTTCTCCCATACCCCGTTTTTTGCCTTTGACCATAATTCCTTTGGCCGTATTGGGCGTTTTTTCTTCGGTTATTTTACCGTAAGGGATTTTACCCTGGCCCTTAATATCGGCGAAATTTTGCGGGGTTGAGGCTTTGCCCCCCGGCCCACTAACAATTTTTACTGAACCCATGTTATTGCCCTCTGTCTCTAAGTTTAAGTATCTCTCTTTCCATTGCGGAATTTATTCGCGCACTGGTCTGGTTTTCCTGACTTTGCAGCCTTTCTTGGAACTCCCGACCTTTACGGATTTCTTTTTCACGGTCAAGCTGCAATTCGGCCTGATCCCGTGCTATATCTGCCTGAGATCCCTGCGCTTTTATTTGTAGCTCCTGTTCTTTTAACTGAACAAGTGGATCTGGGCCTTCCTGCTGGCCTATGTTGGCTAATTGCGTACTAATTTGTTTTGCATTACCCAATTCTTGAGCAATTAATTGTGCGGCTAAAGCATCAATTGCCAGCGCCTCCTGATCACTCGGCACTTTTCCTTGGTTTTGTTGCATAAATGATGACATCGCTTGCTCTTGAGCTTTTAGTTGAATGTGCTCTAAAACATGTTTTTGCAAGCTGATTGTAAGATTAGGCATTGCCGCCACAGTCCCAGAAGTGCCAAACGTCAAATGCGCAATAAGGTGAGCATCGTGATCCTGGCCCTCAAAGGCTTTTAATTGCGTGTTTTCAAGCAAATCTATGTTCTCTTGCGCTGGATCTTTAGGGATAGGCTCGTCTGTAGACGGGGCCCTTAATAACTTATCTATATCCCTAACACCAAGCGCCTCATACATGCGTCGATAGGCTTCGTACATATCGTGCATGTCCGGCGCTTGCGCGGCCATGGTCATTTGGGCTTGCGCCAGTGCTATACGCTGAGACTGGGAAAAAACGTTTGGATTAGATACCGGAATAACATCTACCCGATCGTCAAAATCCTCCGCTTTAATCATTTGATCCGCATTAGCGACTAAATACGGATACTCGGGCGGCAAATAATCGGCCATGACCCTAGCCAAGAGCTTAAATTCTAGGCGCATTGCGTAATGTAGGCGTTTATGAACAGCACTCATCACACGAGCTCCCTGTTCAAGCATCGCAATAGTTGTACCTACTGCCGCACCCTGATTACCGTCACCTACTTTTAGGTCCGTAATTGTGGCAAAACGCCTACCCGCATCAACAACAAAGCCCAATAGCTGAAATAAAGTGCTATCCGGACCCTTAAACGGTAGCGGCATTAAGCTATCTCGAATCGTACCCCCGGGAGCGTCTACATCCCTAAATTCACCCGGCTGTAAGGGGTCATCATCGTCCCTGATCCGTAAACCACGGGCCTTAAACCCCGCGGGAAGGTTAGAAAGTGTCCCTGCGTCAATTAATTGTCTTAACGCTGCCGTAGCAGTACGCGAAAGACCACCAATTGTGTGAATTAACCCTAATCCGTAAAACCCAAAGCCCGGTAAAAACTTATAATGCACAAAATATTGTATTTTTTTCTTTTTCTCGTCGTCTTCTTCGTAATTTCTACGAATGGCTAAGACCTGACCACTGTCCTCACTTAATGTGACAATGTAAGGGATTTTTATCCCTGTCGGTTCACCATCTCCACCCGTTTCTTCAAAACCGGGCACATCCAGATCCACATGACATTCCAACAGTGTGCAATCGTAGTCAATATTCGACGGATGTAGCCCGTCAATAAACTCAATTTCGTTAGAAACACTGCCACTATCGGATTGTGAAGGGTGAACCGGAACATCCCGATAAAAGCCCGATACCTGTTTTTTACGTAAATCATTAAGCGGTAACCTAAAAACTTGCGTAATGTTTGGACAACTGTCTAAATCACTTGCTTCGTACGGCACCACCAAGTGTTCAGCCGGAACAAAACTGCTGACAGCCCTTTCCATTGTTTCATCGTAATAGACCTTTTTAAAGGTTGAACCCGCTAATGGGAGATAAAACAGCATTTGGTCAAATTCGGGCGTGTAATCTTCCATTACATTACCAATGTAATAGTTCATAAACTCCTTAACGCGCCGCGCCTGTTGTTCCTTTTCGCTGGTTACGTCTCCCATAATCGTTGTTCGCACAGGACCGCCCGGAGGCAGAAGCTCGTTAAAAGCCTGTGCTTGAAACTGTGTGGCGGCCTCTGCTAGAAGTGGGTGTGTAACGCCTGTTGCGCCCCTAAAGGGCTGCGTTCTATCCTCATACGTAAAACCCAACAACTCCAAACCCTTGGAATACGCATCTTCCCAGTCTTTTCTAGCGGATTTGTTGCCCTGATACTCCGACATCAGTTCGGAAGAAATAGAGCCTAGTTCTTGATCACTAAGCTCCTCTGCTAAATTTGCAAAAAAGTCAGTGCTGCCCATACGACTGGACGCTTGCGGATCCAAGTCTATTACGACACCGCCATCCTCCGTCATTTGAATGTCTATGCCTTCAGGTAGGACAGCTTGGTTTTCACTGAAGGAAAACGGTTGCTCTATTTCAATGTCCGCAATCGCGTCCTCCCCAATTGGATTATCGGTTATGCGTTCAATTAAAGAGACTGTTGGTTCTTTCGCCATAATAGTTACCTAATGAATTAACGCGCCGCCGTTGGCATAACGGGTCATGTTTCGTGCTATTTCAGCCAAACTATTAATACCGCCCCCACCTGCATAATAATAGCCTGCTGAACTAACATCTTCTTTCCGCACCTTTATAAATCTGGGGTTAGGCTGTTCATCATCCCGAATCCGTAACCACCCATTGGGAAGCGGTCTGTCAAGATAGAACACACCCGCTTTACCTTTGATAGATACTCTTTCTCCCGGCCTCAGTTCTTCAACTTTTTTGCTCTCAGGCTTCGGTTTTTCAACTTTTTCTCGCTTTAACCACTTCGCTAAAATAGAACGCTGATCACCAATACCTCTGGGTTTTCGGTGGTCAGTATATGTCGTATATTTACCTTTTATACCCGCCTCGTCTAAAAAGTTACGATAGTCCTTACCGCCCGCGACAAAAACCTCACCGTATCCGTCTACTGTGTTATTAATTCGTGCAAGCTGTTCCGGACTGTTCAAAAGGTCTTTACGACCGTCCTTCATCTTTACGTTGTAATCTTCCAGCGGGGTATCAAAACGAATCAATCCGTGTTTAGCCGATAAAACAGCAACATCCACATCTTCCGGTACGCCAGCCTTATTTAAAGTGGTAAACAAGGGACCCTTATAACGTTCACTTGCGGGTATCAGTTCTTCAACCTTACTCTTGGTTTCACAACAGCCTACGATTAATAACTTACGTCCCTTTTTTTCATCAAAAAGACTTCCGGCTGTCAGTTGCTGTGGTTTTATTTGGGCGGCTTCCTCAAATAAACCGAGTTGTTCTTCTGGTGCTTTAACTGGCGTCGAGGCCAACGGCTCTACGGGCTTTGTAGCTAACAGTTCTTCGGAGGGGAGTGGTGATGTTTTGTCCCCTTCGTTAACCATCTGCATTGTTGTAGGTGGTGGTGGGGGCGGTACAGGAAAAGAAAAACCATCCGGTGTGATCATTTCTTCGGCTTTTCTGGGAGTTAAGGCTCTGGAAGCACCTTTTGAAACTTCTGTTGCCCTTCCTACAGGAGGCAAAAAGGAAGCACTGTAAACAGTTTCTCCTGTAAATGGTGTTAGTGCCGCTGTTCCCGGCGGCGTTCCTATAGCAGCCCACTGGCCTATTAACGCATTACCTATAGCGGACGGAGCGCCTTTAATAATATTTACTGCTCTTTCAAACTGGCCCGGTGATAACACATGCTTGATATAGGCAGATTGCAGATTTTGTAAGGCCCGAACAGCAGGCATGTATTCAAGAGCATATTCCGTTTCTCCGTATATACCGGGTATAAACTCACCCCTGCTTACAAATTCCCCTGTTTCGGGGTTAAAGCCAACATCCTTCTCTTGTCGGCGAAAGGGCGTTTGGGGAACGTAGCGAATATTTGGATCGTCCTTCCATTCAACCTCAGACGGTTTTAGTACTTCCCGTCTTGCCGGAAAAAACTGTGATACAAACTCTAATAAAGAACCCCCTCTTTCTGATTCAGGGATCCCATAAACATATGGGTCCGATACGCCCGCTAGACTGTTTACTTCACCACCTTCTTCAAAGCCAAGTCCCAGTTTTAGTCTCTCTCTTTCTGTAAAACTATCTAACAGAGCATTCTCCATACTCTCAAATCTATCTAAACGGTCTTGTTCTTTTTCAGATAGCTCTTCATAAGTAACCTGTCCTTGATCTAACTGCCGGAGAAGATCATATATATCGTGCTCATAGTCTATATCAGCCATAATTCGTGACACGGTATTCAGTAACTTAAACTCGCTCGATGTTGGGTGTGCCCCTCTTAAACTAGCCTTTAGTTCCCTAAAAGCATCAGAATCGACCCCCCGGTGACGTGCCTCATGCCTAAAAGTGTTCCCCTGTTTCTGCCCTAATTCTGCTGAGTGGGGGGAACGGTCATTGAACCTATCAAAGGGGGCCACCGGCCGGTGGCCCCAGCCGTACCGAGTGTCGCTGATAAGAGGCGAGACCTTCTGCATTTCCTTGGTCCAGTCCTTGTAATCCCGAGACAGCCTCTCATATAAATCACTGTCTGTTAAAGCAATACCGCCCGCAGAGGGCAACTCCCCAGAAAACTTTACTCCTTCCTTCTTAAAGTATTTAGCGAGTTTGTCTTTCTGCTCTTCCTGCTCTTTTGGGCTTAACCTAGATCCCTGACCGAATACCTCACGCAAATTTTTATTAAAGCCATACGTTTGGGGTATGTACCAGCCCGTCGTACGGTTCCCTCCGGTGAGGAATTCCTCGCCTGGACCTAAGGTTTCGTAAGTCCAAGGTGACGAATAATGAGAAATACTAGCTGTACCCTCATCTGAACGAGGGTCTGGAGACCCATAATACCCAAGAGACGCAAGCACACTACCCCGTCCTTTGCTCAGTTCTATTCCTGACCGATCCTCTAGTTCCTTAAGAAACTCAAGATCCCCCATCTGCTCTTGAATGCGTCTGTTATAGGCACGTCTTGCAAGAGCCAGTTTGGAACTTGAACTAGGAT